GATACTTGGATAACACCAAGCGATTTAGGAACTATATTCAACGGTACTGTCAGCACTAAAAGCGTTGCGGCAGTGTGTGATGTTAGTTTAGAATATAGAATAGTAGACGGAAATCTCCCGCCCAATCTTACCTTGTTACCAAATGGAGAAATAACTGGTTATGTATCGGATCAGCCGACAGCTCAATACATTGAAACGCAGTCTGCTACAACACCATTTACTTTTACTATACAAGCCTTTTCTACTATATTCTCAATAGTACAATCATCAAAGACATTTACACTAACTGTCATCCAAGAGTATACTACTCCATTGGATACATTGTATATTAAGGCAGCTCCTAGTATCCCAGACAGGTATTTAATTGATTCATTATTATACAATGAAACTATAATACCTATAGGCAGCCTATACAGACCGTCAGATGTGTACTTTGGCAAGGCAACCAGTGTTATTTACGAACACGCATACGGTATATATGCTAATGACATCGATGCGTATATTGCCGCAGTGACTAGAAATCATTATTGGAGAAACATAACTCTAGGTGAATTAAAAACTGCTGTCGCAAAAAATGATGCAGGCGAGATTATTTATGAAGTAGTATACAGTGAAGTTATTGATAATCTAGTTAACCCACAGGGTGTTAGTGTGCCAGCATCAATATATTGGCCAAGAGCAATTGACTTAAACTTGGGTCCATGGTACACTAGTATCACTGACATTTACACTAGCTATGATTTTGGACAACCGGGCCCCACAATAACCGCCACAGCTACCACCTCATTAACTAATATTATTACTTGTGATTCAACAGTGGGCTTATTAGTAGGTAGGCAAGTAGTGTTTTCAGGTAGTACTTTTGGCAACATCATCAACGGCAATAGTTATTATGTGCTTAGTGTTAATAGTCTGACTGAGTTCACATTATCGGAGACGCAATACGGTGGCACAGTTTTTGCATTAGCAACTGCTACAGGAACAATGACCGGCACTATTTATGAACCTACTTTTTATGCAAGTTTAACATCAGGCTCAGTTAGAACGCTGTATCCAAATAGCTTATTCAATATGCGTAATAGAGTAGCGAACATCTTAGGTCAAGAGTATGATAGCAGAATATTACCACTGTGGATGACCAGCCAACAGGCAAATGGTAGCACCTTGGGCTACACACAAGCTTGGGTTATTTGCTATACAAAACCCGGACAATCGACTACCATACAAAATAATATCCAAACATTGTGGTTAGATCCAATTGGCAATCCATATAGTTTGAACACTGTCAATTTTAAAATTGATCGGTTCTCGGTAGATAAAAGTATTACTTACAATTATGATAATCGTATTAGTCCAGCAGCTTGGACAGGATTACCAAGCGCCACTCCTGTTCCGGATCCGTTGAACAGCAAAGATTTTTACGTGCTTTTCCCTCGCGAAACAATTTTACCTGACAAGAATCAATAATAAATATAGTATGGAACATAAATATGAGCACAATTAACACCAATGGCATAAATGTAAATTATCCAATTCCTGGAGTGAACAACAGTTCACAGGGATTTAGGGATAATTTTGCCTCTATTAGAACGAATCTTAACGTTGCTGGCACCGAAATAACTGATTTACAAAACAAAGTTGTTTTAAAAGCTGCATTGGAAAACACCACGTTGAACAATGACATGGCTAACACCTTGATTAGCAATGCATCAACTAGAAGTTTTCGTGCGACTACTTATAACTTAGGGAATTCACTGTCCGGAACAGTATTGATAGATGTGTCACTAGGTGATGTTCAATATGGTACTGTAGCTGGAAACGTAACGCTACAATTTGGTGGATGGGCTCCCACTGGTACACAGAGTAATCTACAACTTCAGTTGGCAGTTAGTAATTCTCTAGCAGTTATCTCATTCCCTAGTGAAGTGGTATTTGCTAACAACAACTTTGGTGTCACTACACTAGAAAACTATGCCAATACTGCTAACGTTCCAACTGTAACGATTCCCTACAATGTGTCTCAGGTGGATTACAGATTAAGCACAATGGATTGCGGCACATCTATTATTATAGAACCTTACAATCGTCCCAGAATTACAACACAGGTTCAAGAACGAATAGTACCACCTACTGGCTTTCAGGGTGATATATCAGGTACGGTATCAGTTGACGCAAATTACATATATGTTTGTACATCATCATATGATTCAGGTGGTAGCAATACGATTACTAAAACTGGTGTGGTGGCTACGTATTCAGGAAACTTGATTAATTGTACATCAAACACTAGTTTAGTTCTAAATTCTCCCATTATGTTTAGTGGAAACGTGTTCGGTGGAATAGCAGCAAATACAGTGTATTATATTAAATCAATGCCAGATGCTGCAAATATAACTATTTCTGATACTGGATTTGACGGTACGGCAGGAAACACCTTTGCTGTGACTCCTGCTACTGGCACAATGACTGCTACCAGTTATAATGGTACACATATTTGGAAGAGAATTGATTTAGCATCAGTAACCGGTGGTGATACGGTGACCGGGAATCTCTCAGTGGCAGGCTGGGCCAATGTTACTGGTAATAGTGTTGCTGGTAATGTAATCTCGGCAGGTGCGGTAACTTCGAATAATACTAGTGGTATAGGATATGCTACTGGCGCTGGTGGCGCCGTAACACAAACAGGATCGCGAACCGGTAGCGTTACTATCAACAAAACTACAGGTGCGATAACGCTCATTTCAGCAGCAGGTTCAGCATCTTATCAAACTTTTACTGTCCTTAACAGCACGGTTGCCGCGACAGATGTGGTTATAGTTAACCAAAAATCAGGCACAGACCTTTACGAAGCATTTGTGTCTAACATTCAAGGCGGTAATTTCCGAATCACTTTCGCTACAACTGGCGGCGTAACAGTAGAACAACCGGTATTAAACTTTGCGGTTATCAAGGGTGTCGCTGCATAAATTAATTTAGCTGTTGGATAACCGATAAATATTAGGATGCAACATCCTTTTATTAATAATTTGTCTGATAAGAGTTTAGAAGACTTACAGACAGTAGTTACCTCGTTAAACAACAAGCTAAGTTTTGCGTATAGGACGGGCAATAGCCCTCTTATCAACCAACTGTTGATGGCATTAGAAAGTTATAAGACAGAATATAACATTAAAATGGATGCCTTAATCGATAAGAAGAATATCCAATCCAAGATTAATATTCAAAAGGACAGCTAAAATGAGCACACAAATAGAAAGAGACTTTACCTTTCAAGCAGGAGTTCATTTTCAAGGCACGTTCTCAATGAACATATATGCTTTTACATTGAATATGGAAGTTACTACTGAAAACATCAGAGAGCAACAGGTTGCGATGGAAAGAATGAAATATTTCATATATGCTTGCTTGGAAAACAGTATCTTTGTACAAGATACTGACAGAGCAATAATTGAAAAATATGCTGCTTGTGGAATAAGAGTATGCGAAATTCCTGAAGAACCGTTTGATCAAATTATCGCACTATTGCTATTACTTAAGCTAGACTCAATAGCAGAATATAGGTTAGCAGTCACTGATATTGTTTTAACTTCAAAATTAAGTGATGACGTAAGATTTAAAGAAGACTTATTAACTGCTAAAAATGAGATACCAGCAGTGGGGTGGTGGGCTGAACCCAATACATCCACTAGTACGGTTTCTAAGATAAAAAACAAAAAAGATAAGATTGTTAAAATGGTTAACACTAGTGAATGGAATGATGTGGGGTTGTCCTGGGAAGAAGACACCGCCAACACTAGCAATGTTACCGAAATCATATTTACAACGAATACTGCTACCCGTAATCCTTGACATTGTATCTCATTTATGACATAATAGTCGAATGAGAATTGATAAGTTCGCACAAATGATTCATAATGAGGTTGATGTATGCGATCTTTTTATGCAGGATCCTACTAGGAAAATAAATAGTTTACTACTAGACAAGAAAATTTCATTTGACCCAGAACTACAATTAAACTACGTACCTAAAACTTCAGTATACACCCCAGTAGATGTATCCATTGAAGAGTTTGATGCTGCGTGCCAACGCAATTGGTTTATGCCTATTGAATATCAAAATCTAGACATTGCTAAATGGGTATTAGACCAATGCACCTCTGAGGAAGAATTACAACGAGCAGGGCAAGAGTTGTTGATGTTTCAGGAACGGGATATGTTTACCGTACTTCAATACTTAAAATATCTAGTAGACACTATGAGGAAGAACAATATCGTGTGGGGTGTTGGTAGAGGTAGTTCAGTAGCGAGTTTTGTATTGTTTTTGATAGGGATACATAGAATCAACGCACTATATTATGATTTATCAATAGATGAATTTCTAAAGTGAGTAATTGGCATACTGTAGCATAAGAAGATTAAATAGTACTAAATAACAGGAGATTAAAATGGCAAACTATAGAACAGCATTAGGGAAAACGGTTGATATGTCTGCGTTAGCGGCTAAGAATGAAAAAACACGGGCTGTTGGCAATATGAAAGTCAATGCACGGGGAGACACTATCGATGCAAATGGCAAGATTATTACACCCGTCACCGCAAAAGTAAATCAAGCATATGCGAACACCGTGGGAAATCGATCTGCTCAACCAGTTAGACGATCTCCCAATCAACAAACTCCAAAGGTCCCTGTAAAAAAACAAGTAGAAGAGTTAACTGAATTTGAACGGGAAATTGAGGACAACTTGGCAGAAGAGTTAGAAATCGAAGCAATCAAATCAAAAGAAACGGGAAAATATTAATGGAAAAAGAACTGGCATTTCAGGCACATAAAGTTAAAACACTGACCCCATTGCACGATAGTATTATCGTAGCTGACATGGAATTCGATGAACGATTGAGCTTGGGTGGAATTGTTCTACTAAATGACGATATGAAAAGTGCTGGAATTCGTCCTCGTTGGGCGAAGGTGTATGCAGTCGGCCCAGAACAATTGGACGTGCAGATTGGGCAATATATCCTAATCAATCACGGTCGTTGGACCAGAGGTATTAAAATAGAAGATGACGTAGGCGAAAAGACTATCCGTAAAGTAGATAACAATGATATCCTTATGGTTAGTGATGAGCCAGTAAATGACCACACTATGAGCGATAAGGTTTAGTAAATGAATTGGATTCGCAATATGCGCAATATGGTCAATCGACAATTATCGAGGAATAGTATCCGTATCTCAGATGATATGATGGGGTCTACGAGTAACATCTCTAAGTTACACAGTCAAGGCATATCTTTTACCCTATACAACGCCAGCGGTGGTTACGTAGTAGAATTACGAGGATATGATGTAAAAAATGATCAACATAATGTATCTTTACACGTGATCCCAAACAAAGATGATTTGGGCGAAAGTCTTTCACATATTATTACACTAGAAATGCTACGCAAATGAAGAATCAGCTATGGGTCGAAAAATGGAGGCCCCAGACAACGGCAGACTACGTATTTGTCGATGAACGGCAAAAACAGCAGGTTAAAGGGTGGATCGCTGAAGGTTCTATCCCTCATTTGTTAATGAGCGGCGCCCCCGGTACAGGTAAAACTACCTTAGCAAAAGTGCTAATCAATGAACTGGGTGTAGAAGAATATGATGTGTTGGAAATCAACGCATCGAGGGAAAATGGCATTGATGTTCTACGAGAAAAGATTAATGGGTTTGTTCAAACAATGCCCTTTGGTCGATTTAAAGTAGTATTGTTAGACGAGGCGGACTATCTAACTCAAGCCTCACAAGCGGCACTACGTAATGATATGGAAGCATATCATATGACGGTTCGGTATATATTGACTTGTAATTATCAACATAAGATTATTCCGGCGCTTAAATCTAGATGCCATGAGTTCCATATCTCTAAAACAGATATGATGGAATTCACTGCAAGAGCAGCAACGGTACTAGTTAACGAAAATGTGGCGTTTGATTTAGATACATTGGATGACTATGTTCGAGGTACCTATCCCGATCTGCGTAAATGTTTAAATCAACTTCAGGTTAATAGTAGTTCTGGCAAGTTGCTGTCACCTCAACAAGATGGGGGCAATGAACACGACTTGCTTATTGAAGCGGCTAGATTGTTTAAATCAGGGAAAATTCTTGAAGGCAGGCAGCAGCTAATGCAGTATCTTGCTGTGTATCCAACTAGAATCGAAGATATTTACGTGTGGATGTATAACAATTTAGATATGTGGGGAGCAACTAATGAAAAGCGCGATGCCAGTATCATCTTCATCCGCAATGGTCTTGCTAATCTGCCACTAGTAGGGATTCCCGAAATTGCATTAGCGGCTACATTAGCTGAACTTTCGGCTAGTTAAGAGGATATAAAATGAGATATTTACTGATACAATTTTTAAGGAAACCTGGCGGCCAAATTGATGAACAGGTTACTGTCTCAAAAAGAGTAAAACCTTCTGATGTTCGTGTTATGAACGTTATTTTAGACTATGCTACAAAAAAAGTTGACAAGTGTATTATAGAGGGTAAAAAGGTAGATACTGATTGGGATAAGATGAATGAATATTATAAGAAAATCTATCCCAATCTAGTCGAACAACTTGAAAAAGAAGCAGCTATCACTGCTAAAACAGAATAAGTAACGGGGCTTGGCCCCGTTATACCTTATTATTCGTATAGTTTCAGTATAGAACCGATTATACGATGGCGCTGAACATCACCAACCTCAAACTCGCAAGTGGTGATACCCGGAGTAGGCCGTTTATTTAAACGGTTAACTAAGTCAAGTAGTCCGTTATCTGCTTTCTTCTGATCCGTTTGATCGGTGTCACCGGTAACAATGATCTTGGAATTATATCCAATTCTGGTCATTAACATCTTTAGTTGTCCCGGTTTAGCGTTCTGGCCCTCATCGAGAATAATGATAGAATCTTTAAATGTGCGGCCACGCATAAATCCAAGTGGTGAGAACTCTACGATTTGCTCGGCCATCATTGCTGTCAATTCTCTTACCGTATAGTATTCGTGTAGAATATCAACCATTGGTCTAACCCATGGAGCTAATTTCTCATTAAGATCGCCGGGGAGAAATCCGTGATCCTCGTCCTCAACCGCTACAGCAGGTCGAGTTAGTACAATGCGTTTACACTCCCCGGCTCGTAATGCCTTAATTGCAGCTAATATTGCAAGATACGTTTTGCCAGTGCCGGCTGGACCTGATACAACCACAATATCGGTGTCCTCATCTAATAACGCTTGAATATAATGCTCTTGATTAGTTGATTTGGGTATGAGTTCTATTGTTCGTTTTGCTTTAAGTTTTGGTCTCTCCTGCATAAAGTCTATTGTTTTTGACTCGTGCATATAAAATGTTTTTTCTTGATTGGGGTTTTTAAACTGTGTGAATCGGGTATCTTGGTCTCTACTGCGAACTGCACTGGTTTTTCTTTTGCTCAAGATGTTCTCCTTGGTTAGAGCTAGAATGTTGTGTAACATTCATAAACTATTTAAAATAGATGGGTGCGTGTATATATCTAACAACATAACGCAAATTTATTTGATAAATATTAGGCTATATGGTATTTTTTTGAATCTATACAAATACCACAGTAAGTGATAAATAATAGATGAATTTAGACTCTGCCGATAAATTTTTTAATGATGTTGACTTTGTTAGCATCATAAGCACTATCAAGGGTATCTACACCAGTGATGGTTCCATGTCCACCTTACTTGATTTCGAACGAGTATTGGATGATATTGACTTGTATGCATACCGAAATTGGATTTCAGGTGAGCTAGTACAAGGACCAAACATAGGGAAATACACGGTAACCTGTATCTTTATGTGGCCTTACAATCTTATGCCTGATCCTAGTGCGGTGAGAAGGCTTGCTGCCATTGGTTGCAATGTTAAGATTGCTAAATCTCAAATAAAGATTCCCGTACAAGTTACTAATTATGATGACTTTGTACCGGGAACTAGATATCCAAAAATGCACGAAAAACCAGTTTGGTTTGTGCAGATAGAAATGCCAAAGTCATTAATGAATGAAGTGAAAGAAGGGTCAGTCGACCTGGCTGAACAGACTATTGACTTAGAAGATATCGATGATGCTTATGAAGAAGATTTGGATAAGCAAAATACACAACAAGATGCTGATCAGGCTGAGCCTGGTGTAGCAGCTGGCCCGGCAGCTCCGGAGCAACCTCAGCAACCAATGTAACATGGACAAGAATATTTTAATTACCGAAGGTTTAGACTTTCACGATATGGAAGGTCAACTAGAACCACTAATCACTGTAGACGAATACTCTGCTAAAATGGGTGATGATAAAGATATCATTACGCTAACCTTTATGGTTAGGTCTGAAGAAGTAGCAAGTGATTTAGTAGATTGGTTTGAACGGGGATATGATTGGGTATTGGATGCTAGTGTTAGTGAAGGCGAGTTAGAAGCCGGAAAATATTTAGTATTCGTTGAAATGAACCGAAGATCAGTAGCTCCTGCACGAATCGTAGAATTATTAAAAGATTTAAAAACTCTTACCAATATGAAGCTTTCTGAATGGGATGTTCAAATTGACAATGAAACATATGATCCTGACGAGAAGGTGTTAAGACAGGTGATGATTTTAAATCCAAATCTGTATAAAGCAGACCAAGAAAAAGAAGAAGAGTTAAATGAAATGCGCAGAATTGCCGGCATTGAAGTAAAGACACTACATAAACCTGACAAAGAAATTAGAGATTTCATTGCTAAAGCAGGGTTGTAATTTAACCGAGAAGCTGTATGCAAACCACAATACTACCAAAAAAAACATCAACCGAACTGCCATTGGCAGTTAATGATGATGTCCACGCCCAATTAATTGCTGATCCCACGATACATCAATTTGTACAACAACCAGTAGCAATGTCACCTAATATGGGTAGTAGTTACGGGCAACAACCAATCAGTCAAGCCAGTCCTGCGCCAGTCTTAACTGCCGCTTCCCCGACTAATGCTGCTAGTGGCGCTGATTTTGTAGCGAACACTAATACTGATTGGATTAACAACAAATGGCGCCCTGTAATGGGGTGGATGTACATGGCAGTATGTATGACTGATTTCGTTGTTTTTCCAGTGTTATGGTCGTTGTTACAAGCACTAAGTAAGGGAGCAATAGCGAGTCAGTGGCAACCACTCACCTTGCAAGGTGCGGGGCTATTTCACATTGCGATGGGTGCAGTTCTAGGTGTCGCCGCATACGGTAGAACTAAAGAAAAACTAGAAAATAAAGCCTAACTACTATTGACAATAGCAGATTATTTTGCTACAATAATAAGATGGATTATTATGAAACCTTAGGCATTACTAAAGCCGCTGCACCGGATGACATCAAAAAAGCATACCGTAAACTAGCCAGTCAACATCACCCTGATAA